AATTGATCGCGGAACTCTAATTGTCCTTCACCGTTAGTAACCAGGACTTGGTTTGCCACACCATCCGTTGAGGGAAACTGATAACTACCATCACCACCAAGGTGTGTAAAGTTACCATCCATCTCTTCATAGGTTAATGCCTGTCCCTTGTCTGAACGTTTAATTAGTGTCATTGGCTTTGTGTTCCATCGTCATCATAGTGCTTGCCTACATAACTGCTGTAGGTATTTCCACGGAGACCCGGGTTGTCCTTGATATAATCAAAGACCACATATTCAAATCTCGCCGTCTGTTGCTTGGTTGGTAAACTTGTAAAGGTAAAACCTGTTGCGTCTAGTTGTGCTTCTGTTTCACTATACTTTGGCATAGCATCATCCGTTCGCTATAACATTAGAACTTGCTGTTGCCGCAGCATTTGGCACCCAACTACCGTGTCCTGCTGTTGCATCGCCCAGTCTATGAACGGCAATGTTATTTGCAAATACGTTTGGTGAAGCACCAACTGCTGGATCACCGCAGGCAGTTACATCGCCTATTCTTACTGTTGCACTATCATTTGTGAATACATCAGGAGAACCAGTTGCGTAAGAAGTTTGATGGAATGGACTAGGTGTTGGACTTGCATGCCCGACATGAACATCCTGGCCTACTCTTACCACTCCAGGCATTAGAGTGCGATTCCTGTTGTGCTTGAAATGTATTGTTTGCTCATCTCTTCGAGTGTCTTGTTAATGCAAACAATTTTATCAGCACCAATGTTTACTTTTGCATCTGGTCCAATAGTGAACATGAATGGTGCAAGACCTAATCCTTGTTGGGTAGCAGTAACCATCAGTGGCTTGTGTAAAATAAAACTATCAGCCTTTTGTTCTTCCAATCTTGCCACAACTTCCTCGCCCGATGTGAGTTTGATTGAAACCGTGTCTCCGTTTTTGTATGGGGCTTCTATTAACATTATAATGAGTGTCCTGTTCCGTTAAATCCTGTTTCTTCTACATATTTGGCTAACTCGTTGTAGCCTCCTATATACTTACCGTTCAGGATAATTTGTGGGACTGATCTTGGTTGTGGTAAACCATTTGCTTTAAATTCTTCTGTAAGTTGTTGTACTGAAATATCTGAACCAACTTGAATTGATTCAAATTCAATGTTTAATGTTTTTAACAAGTGCTTTGCTTTATCGCAAAATGAACACATTGGTTTTGAATATACTACTGTTCTGCTCATAATTTAAATCCTTTGAATGTGTCTTTTTCTACGTCTTGTTTGACACCGCCGATAATGTAAGACTCAACTTCAGTCTCTTGCGGTGCAACCTGCAAGCCTGCTGAACTTAACCAATGCTGTGTCCAAGGTAGTGGGTTAGTATTAAGTGGACGATCATACAATGTCTTTAATCCAAGTGCTTTCAATCTCTTGTTAGCAATGAATTCTACATAAGCGTGTAATAAGTTTTCATTCAATCCAATGATTGAACCATCTTTAAACAAGTAATCTGCCCAACGCTTTTCTTCATCAACACAGTCACGCCACATTTGATAAACTTCTTCTTCACACTCTTTTGCAATCTTAACAAAGTCTGGATCATCGTTTCCTTTTGCCCAGTGCTTGAGAATGTGTGTACTCAAGTTTAAGTGTGTTGCTTCGTCACGTGCAATTAATGAAATAATCTTTGCTGAACCTTCCATAAGTTTAAGTTCACCAAACGCAAACGTACAAGCAAAGGATACATAGAAACGTAAACCTTCTAAAATGTTTACAGTCATCATTGCTTTGTACAACGACTTCTTAACATCATAGATAGTGCCTTTACCATTATGGAAATAGTCGTCAGCAACTCTATTAAATTCGTCATAGTGTTTAGTAACACTTTCTGCACGTTCAATAATTTTTTCGTCATCTAGGATAGTATCAAAAACATCACTAGGGTTTGCATAAACGTTTTTAACAATATGCGTATATGAACGACTGTGGATAGTTTCAAAGAAGTCCCAAGCAACAATACAACTTTCAAGTTCAGGTAATGAACAGTAAGGCAAAAATGCCAAACATGGGCCTCGACCTTGTACACTATCTAGTAGTGTTTGATACTTTAAGTTACTTGTAAAGATATGCTTCTGCTCTGGACGGAAGTCTGCATAGTCTCCTCGATCTTTTTGAAGACTAACTTCTTCCGGTCGCCAAAAATAACCTAACATGGTTTGGTTAAGTTTATCAAACTCTGGAAACTTGAATGTATCGTATCGTTGTGTGTTTTGATCTTCACCAAAAAACATATTCTGCTTTGTGAAGTCTACTTTGTTTTTATTAAAAACTGTCTTTGCCATTATCAATCGGTCCCTATTATGTACTATTCTTATAACAATACACTCG